TGAAGCCGACCTAAAGGTCGAACTTCTCACGGTACCACGCAAGGCGCTCCTCATAATCCATAATGGGTCCAACATACCCCTGGATTCCAGCAGCCCGTGCAACTTCCTCAAGTTGCGCTTTGCGTAGCGTATAAACTTCCCGTCCAAATTCAAAATATTTCAGAGCCACATTCTGAATTGCTTCAGCACTCGATTGCTCCATAGTCAAAATGCTAGATTTTAAATGAGTGTGTAGCATTTTGGCAATGGAATCTTCTTCTACTGGCGAACGGAACAAACCCAATTCATCATCCCATACAGCATAGTGTTTGAGAAATGAAGCACTTTGAAGCGGAATGAAAGGTACAGATTTCGCCTCCTTATCAGCCATAGTGTACGTAATACTCACTTTAGCCAACTGTTCTGCAATGGCGGTGTGATTAAAATCATCATATCCTTTGGCAACAGTCATAATATTGTCATCGCCATAAGTCATAGCAGAAACTTTGGTTGCAAACAGGGGAGTTCTGAACCATCTTTTCTCCTTGGCAATTGCGTACCAGCAATAACGCAAGTATAGGGAATTGACAAAACTATTGATTACAACAGTCAAAGGGTGCCCAGAAGGATTTGAACCTGTAAATTGTACTAAAGTTCCAAAATAATCATATGTGGGATAACTAATTTCAGTAGCAATACCGCGCATAATAATAAGATCATCTGCTTCATAATTCCCACTCTTTTCTGCTAACTTAATTAACATTTTAAAAGCAGCGAGCATAAATTGAGGACTCATACGGCCATCAAACTTGGCATAATCGCCAGCGATTCCGCGTTCCCATCCATGCTTCCCAATGTGTCTAAAAAGATCTGTCCATTCCGGAGATTGAACAATTGTACCCACAGCGCATTCAGTAGCAATTTTGTTCCGCTGTACCAAGGCAGCGAGAGAAAGAAAATATTTCCGCACTAACATAACAAATGGCATATTAGCAGCTGCAAATACACGAACTTTGGTCTTAGTCAACTTAGTAGGCTCATCCTTCAATGACGCCTTAAAAGGGGCATTAATTTGCTTTCCAGTTCTCAATTGAGCTTCCATTTTAGCAATCTCATCAAGAATCATAGGGTCAACATCACGAGGACAACTAATTCCATCTACCACGCGGTTAGATTTCTCAACAAATTGCGTCTTTGGTCCTTTCCTAGGAAATCCAACTGAAGTGGAAAAATTCATAGCATTAATACCAAGAACTCCATCCAATCCAGCTAGGTTCACATCATCACTGATCTTTCCCACTTTGGCCAGCTCCTCTTGAGGGATTTTCGCAAGATTAGTTTCGTAATCAATCACTGCTTTAGTCAGCAGCGTCGAGTCAAACTCAGTGGCTGTATCCACTTTTCCTGCAATATCCAACTCTTTATGAGCTCTCGATGCCATTTCCTTAGGGGGGCCATGTTTTTTCTCAATCTGCATGATATTTTTCACACTCTCTGAAATCAATGAGGTCACGACTGAGCTCGTGGGAGTTGAGCCAGTCTTACCATTGTGTCCACCATGAATACGAATCCTAGAAGTCAACGCTAAATCGTTAGTAACACACTTGTCATGAGGCTGTGTGAGCGGTCCAAATTCACACTCCATAGAGCTAGTGTGCATCGGGACAGCAGAGTGTGATTCTAAAACACAAGGTTGAGCACCCAAGCGTTCAATAGTTTCAAGCAATAACTTCCGGGTTACCACACCAGCAGCGCCATGGTTCCCCTTACCAGCCAAAT